ATCATCGCCGAAGAATTTGACTCGCCCGATTTGGAGCTCGCCTGGCTCGACGAGGACGAGGCCGACCCGAAAGGCCTAGAGGCCGTACTCGAAGGCCGCGTCAAGCTCGGCGCCGTCACGCTCAACGAAATGCGCGACGCCCTCGGCCTCGATCCCTACACCAACGCCGCCGCCGACCGCCCGATGGTGCTCACCGCCACCGGCTACGTGCCGATCGAGGCGAGCGCGGACGCGCAAGGGTTGGGCGCCGGTGGCCACGGGCAAGCAGTGAAAACGGACGCGCCAAGCGACGACGTCACCGTCCGGAAAGCGGCTCCTGACGATCCGAAACATCCCGGCTGGCCCGCTGGCGCGCCCGCTGGTGTGGGCGGCCAGTTTCGGCCAAAGGACGGGGGCGAATCCCCCAGCACTACCGTCCCAGGCGTACGGGCAGCCCGGGCAAATCAGTCTGAACGTGACGACCAGTACAATCGCGACATCATTACGTGTAGTCTGGTTCGCACACCACTTTGCTACGCGCAAGCTATGGAGCGCTATGCTGCGTGCTTGGCAGGCAAACCGATTCTGCCGTTGCGCTTCTGAGGGAACGATGATTATCGCAGATCGCCTATTGAAGTTGCGTGAAGGGCAAATTGAGACTGAAGTTGGAGTACGGGTGTTCTTGCCGGAACGCGATCAAATTGCCTGGTCAACCAGATATGAGATCGATTGGCCCGAAGGAAAAAGAGAAGGAGCCGCCATCGGGTGCGATTCGGTTCAATCGCTTTTGTTCGCGCTCAAAATGATCGGAGCAGAGGTCTACATGAGCGATTATCACAAATCGGGAAACTTGAAGTGGAGTGGAGCGGGTGAAGGGTACGGATTTCCGGTACCTCAGAACCTGAGAGATATTCTTCAAGGGGACGACGCAAAATTTCTTTAACGTTGAGTGGCCTTGGCGCCGAGGAGGCGGTGGCGGCGATGATTAAATTGATAACGCGAGGCGATATGGGTCGATGAGTCCGGACGAATATGATCGTAGCCCATCCGCACCGAGTTTGCCGGCGTTTGGCCAAACGCCGTCGCGCCAAGTTCGTGCCGGGCGAGGCTGCCGCCAAGGTGGTGCAGACCAAGGAGCCCTCGCACAAGGACGATTTCGACGAATGGCTCGCCCGCATCATCTGTTAGGCATTGTCCGTACCGCCGCAATGGGCGGTCAAGCTGATGAACCGCGCCACGTCGACAATCAGTCCGCCCAGGCGGAGGACGCGGGCCTCGAGTAGACCAAGGAGTAGGTCAAGGACCTCATCGACGAGATCATCGCCGAAAAGTCGCCTCGCCCGATCTGGAACTCGCCTGGCTCGACGAAGACGAAGCGGATCCGAAAGGCACCGCCGGGCGCAACTCTGAGTTCCGATAAATTCAAGTAAAGGAAAACGTCGCGCGCAGGCCGAGCGCAACGCGCTCAAGGCTCGATCTCGCGGCCGAGCGATTCATCAGGAGTATCCAATGGACGAAATGCAAATCTTCATCCCCATTACCAAGATCGATGCGGCGCGGCGCCTGGTCTATGGCGTCGTTACCGCGGAGACGCCGGATATCACTGGCGAAGTCTGCGATTACGAGTCGACCAAGCCGCTTTATCAGAAATGGTCGCAAAAATTCGCCGACGCCACGGAGGGAAGGAGCTTCGGCAACCTGCGTGCCATGCATTCCAACATCGCCGCCGGCAAGCTGGTCGACATCGCCTTCAACGACGCGGCGAAGCGGATCGAAATCTGCGGCAAGGTGGTCGACGATGGCGAATGGCAGAAGGTGGAGGAGGGGGTTTACACCGGCTTCTCCCAGGGCGGTCGCTATCTGAAGCGCTGGCCCGATCCCGACGAGCCCAAACTCATGCGCTACACCGCGGAACCGGTGGAGGTGTCGCTGGTCGACCACCCCTGTCTGCCTGAAGCGACCTTCGCCGTGGTCAAGGCCGATGGTTCGACCGAACTGCGCAAGTTCAAAGTCAACGGGGCGAAGGACGCGGCGGACGTGCTCGGCAAAATCGGCGCGCGGCATTCGAAGGCCGACAAGGCGCGCATCAAACAAAGCCACGATCTGCTCGTTGCGCTCGATCCGGATTGCTGCTCCGGCGCGCATATCCCTGGAGCGAATGTCGAGCCGCAGCCGAAATTTTCGCCGCAGGCCGGCGAGCACGGTGACGTATTCGACGACAGCGACGAGACCGCGAAGCTCGCCAAAAGCCTCGAACGCTCATTGCAACATACCCTCGTTAAGGCGCTCGGTGGCCTGCAGACACGCATGGACGAATTCGTCGTGCGGCTGAAAAAGATCGAGGACCAGCCGCTGCCGCTCGGCACCAGTTCGGTGCGCGTCGCCGAGAAAGTCGAGGACGCGATCTTTCCGCAGCAACCGGAAGCGTTGCTCGACCGGCCGGGTGCGCTGGAAGCGCTGGCCGACGCCGCCATCCGCAAGGCGCAGGCGCAGCCCATGCGCGCCATTCCGGGCTTTCGGCCCCGGCAGGGCTAAGTCGGTTTCTCCGATCGTCATTTTGGGGCGCGAGCGGTAGCTCGCGCGCCCGGAATCCATACCCGCGGGTCAGCGAATATGGAGTCCGGACTTGCCGCTTTGCGGCAATCCGGAATGACGGCTGAATTTTAACATCACCAACCAGACAGGAACGGGACCACGCCATGTATCAACAAAATCTTCCGCACATTCTGGCCAAGTCGGCGCTGCCGCGGACCATGCAGGATTACGATGCCGCGCTTTCGAGCGCATCGAGCTTTCTGCGCGAGATCGAGATGGCGCATTCGCATCCGCTGCCGGGCGATCCGCTCGCCAAGAGCACGTTCTCGGAATCCTCGTCGCCGACTTCGGGCCTGACCTATTACGACCTCGAGACCGGGGCGAAGTTCGTCTATCCGCTGCTCACCCCGCTGCGCAACGAGATCCCGCGCGTTTCCGGCAAAGGCGGCATCCAGGCCAATTGGCGCGCGGTCACCGGCATCAACACCACGGGGCTGCGTATCGGCGTTTCCGGTGGCAATCGCGGCGGCGTGCAGGCGGTGTCGACGCAGGATTACACCGCCGCCTACAAGGGCATCGGCATCGAAACCTCGGTCGACTTCGAAGCGCAATATGCCGGAATGGGCTTCGACGACGTGAAGGCGATCGGCGCCAAGGTCGGGCTCGAAGCCTGCATGCTCGGCGAGGAGCTCTTGATCCTGGGCGGCGACACATCGGTAACGTTGGGCACCACGCCGACGCCGTCGCTCGCGCCGTCCACGACCGGCGGCAGCCTCACTGCGTCCGCAAGTCCTTATAGTGTGATCTGCGTCGCGCTGACACTTGACGGCGTCGTCAACGGCAGCGTCGCCGGCGGCATTCAAGGCGCGATCACGCGCAGCAATGCCGACGGCTCGTCGGATACGTTCGGCGGCGGCGCGGCAGGCAAGTCGGCGAACGCCACCGCGTCGATCTCGTCCGGCACCACTGGGTCGATCGCCGCCACCGTGGCGGCAGTCCCAGGCGCGCTCGGCTACGCCTGGTTCTGGGGCGCGGCGGGTTCGGAGGTGCTCGGCGCCATCACCACCATCAACTCGCTCGTCATCACCGCGAACGCGACCGGCACGCAGACCGCGGCCTCGCTCGGCGGCAGCGACAATTCGACCAACGCGCTGGTGTTCGACGGCCTGTTGTATCAGGCGTTCAAGTCCGGCTCGAACGCCTACGTCAGTTACCTCGCGACCGGCACCGCCGGCACCGGTTCGACGCTCACCGGTGACGGCGCAGGCGGCATCGTCGAAGTCGACGCCGCACTGAAAAACCGCTGGGACAATTACCGGCTGTCGCCCGACACGATGTGGGTGTCGTCGCAGGTCGCACAAAACCTTTCAGCGAAGATACTGGCCGGGGGTGCAAACGCGGCGCAGCGCTTCGTGTTCGACGCCGACCAGGGCGCGCTCGGCGGTGGCGTCATGGTGCGCAGCTATCTGAACAAGTTCTCCATGGCGGGACCGAAGACGCTCGATATCCGCATTCATCCCAACATGCCGGCCGGCACCATCATGATGACGTCGCGCACCTTGCCCTATCCGCTCTCCAACATCGGCAACGTCATGCAGGTGCGCACCCGGCAGGATTATTATCAGATCGAATGGCCGCCGCGCGCCCGCCGCTATGAGTCGGGCGTCATGCTGCGCGATGGCTTCTATGATGTCGATGAGAGCGTTGGTGCGCTCTTGGTCGAGTGCTTCGGCTTCGTCGCGGTTGCGGCGGAAGCAAAGCAAAAGATCGCGACCGCCGGGCCGCGCCAGTCCGCGCCGCTGCCGAAACTGCGGCATCCGGCATGGCGCGACCAGCCGGCCGCGAAAACAACCTGAGAGGTCTGCGATCATGGCCGCCTCCGATCTCGCCGCTCTTGCCGACGTTAAAACCTGGCTCGCCGGCTCGAGCGGTATCGGTTCGACCGACGACGCCCTGCTGTCGCGCCTGATCACGGATGTGAGCGGCGCGATCACGGCCTATCTGGGCCGGCCGTCGCTCACGCCGCGAACGCTCACTGAAAGACTCGACGGCACCGGCAGAAGCCGGCTGTTCCTGTCGCACTATCCGGTGCTGGAAATCGGCTCGCTCGCCATCGACAACCTGGCGGTTCCCGCAGCTGCAACGCCGGCGGCCGGTGCGCCGCACCCGTTCGGCTACCTGCTGGAGCCGTGGAACGGTCTGCCGCCGGGCCGGCCACAGGCGCTCGACCTGTTTGCGCTGTCGTTTCGCCGCGGCCGGCAGAACGTCGCCGCCAGCTATGCGGCCGGCTATGCGGTCGAGGCCGAGGCGGTGGCCGTGCCCGCGGCGCCGGGTCCATATAATGTATCGGCTGCGGCGCCGTTCGGGCCTTGGGCGAGCGACTTCGGCGTCACTTATGCCGGTGGCACAGGCCTTACGGCGGTCATCGGATCGCCCGGCGCCGGACAATATGATGTATCGGGCGGCGTCTATGGCTTCGCTGCCGCGGATGCCGGCGCTACCGTGCTGATTTCCTACGGCTTCATCCCCGCCGCGATCGACAATGCCTGCATCGAGTGGGTGGCCGAGCGCTACCGCTATCGCACCCGCATCGGGCAGAGCGCGCAGACCGTGGCGGGCCAGCAGACCGCCTCGTACAACCTCAAAGACATTCCGGATTTCATCCGCGCCTCGCTCGACCCGTATCGGAGTGTTGTGGCGGGGTAGGGGACGCTTACGGGAGTGAGCGGGACAAACGAGATGTTCGATCTGTCTCTGAACGATGCCTTTTCGCCTGCGCTCGCCACGCTGCCCGATCGCCTGCGCGCAGCGCTCGCCGTCAAGAGCGCTGTGCTTGCCACGGAACTGCAGGCGAGGATTCAACAAAAGCTCTCCGGTGGCGTGCTCAATATGAAAAGCGGCGCGCTGGCAGGATCGATCGGCGTCGCGGTCGATGAAGAGTCGACAGAAGTAACGGTGCGCCTCTTCACCTCGCCGGATGTGAAATACGCCGCTATCCACGAATTCGGCGGCACTATCCCGCCGCACCAGGTCGTGCCTGACAAGGCGAGGGCGCTGGCGTTCCTGGTCGGCGGCAAACAGGTCTTTGCGGCGCGTGTCAATCTGCCGGCGGTGACGATGCCGGAGCGCTCCTACATGCGATCTTCGCTGGCCGAGATGGCAGGCGAAATCCACGATGAGTTCGACGTGGCGGTCGTTGAAGCCATCCAATGATACGATGATCGTAGGTCGTTAGCCGGCGATCGCAATCGTCTGTTGCATCAAACAAACTCTCAATGAGGCCTGATCGCAATGCTCGCGATGCCGGGGATGCGCGCCCTCTCGCTCCCAGGCGGATCGCCAGGAGCTTCAAGCCCAGATGCGGCGTCAAAGCCGTCCGTACAGATTGAAGCGCAACCGAGCCTTCCGTTCCCGGGTGGACTACCGCCACAGCTTTCACCATATATACCGGCGGCAAAACTTCCGGTATCTTTATCCGCCTAGAGGCTCGCCCATACCGCTGCAGAGCGGGTATGACGGTCCAGCCGAACAAATGCCTCCAGGAAGCCCCGGCTCTAATGGTCTGACTCTGTCGCATGTGGAGGGCCACGCAGCAGCGCTGATGCGGCAGGAGGGGATTATGGAGGGGACACTATACATCAATAATCCGAAGATATGTGGAAGCTGCACGCGCTTACTGCCGACGATGTTACCTTCAGGAGCGATCTTGAACGTAGTGCTTCCAGACAACATTGTGGTTCAATTTATGGGCATAGGACCATGAGAGTTCACTACGATAATGAGCAGGACGACCTCGACCCTATGAACCGAACAGTCATTGGTTCCAGCGCGCAGCTCTTGGAACTACTCGCCAGTCGAAAAAACAACGCGCCTTTTTTCGTTAGACTTTTCGGCGACAACGGATTTGAAATCATGATTGGTGTCGGTGGAAATGTTGGCTGCGCTCAATACAGTCGGAGC